GGCTTCAATGGTAAATTGTGTTCTATTTTATCAACTTATATCTGCCATCAAAGAGGGTGCAAAACTAATTGTATGTGGTGATTATGCCCAGCTTCCCCCTATTGGGGCTGGTAACATCTTCTCTGATCTACTCCATATGGACGATTGTTTCAACGTATCTATTCTGAGGAAAGTTCACCGTCAGGCTGAGGCATCAGGCATTCTTACAGATGCTAACAAAATTCGTGAAGGTATATTCCCAATTGAAGACCCTACTCAGCATCCTAAGAAGCAGATTATTAATGGTGAACTTAAAGATATGGCTTATGTTTTCCGTGATAACAATGAACGTATTCAAGATATTGTAGTAAGTCAGTTTTTAAAGATTAAAGACAAGTATGGCCTTGATAGTGTCGCTGTTGCAGTTCCGAGAAAGGATACAGTCGTAAACAGTTCTCTTGAGATAAACAAACAAATCCAAATGAATGTTATTGACACAGAGAATACTCCGTTTGTTCAAGGCTATGCCAACAAGTTTTATATTGGAGATAGAATTCTCCAGACTGAAAACGATGGTAAGAGAGACATTTACAATGGTGAAATTGGCTATGTAGAAAATGTATTTCCAAATGCAAGAAAAGAAGAAGTGTGTATGGTCGCTCGGTTCAAGTCTACTCTAAATGGAGAAGATAAGATTATTGAGTATAACAAAGAAGAGCTTGGGAGTGTATTGCTTGGATACGCACTTACGTCGCATAAATTACAAGGCAGCGAGTATGACTATATTATTGTAGCCATAGATAACACACACTATGTTCTTCTTGATCGTTGTATGCTTTACACAGCTATCACTCGTGCAAAGAAAATGTGTATTCTTGTCTCTCAACCAGAAGCATTCAAACATGCAATGAAATATAATAAAGTAAATAGTAGGCAGACATGGCTGAGTTTGAAATATGAAGGAGGTTTGTCTGCATAGTAGGAGGTTGATGACCTATCGTATTCGTAGAGCCAAGTGTAGAACTAATTAATGAAACTGATAATTTTAAGCGGATTGAGAAATGTGGACGTATTTGCTATAAGTCAGAAGATAAGATTACAGAAGATTCAGCATATCCTTTCTTTCAACGTATGTGTAAGAATGGGCATACAAGCACATTAGAACATTCGGTTATTTATGTACGCTCTCATGACCCAAATAGCTATACTAAGATGAGAGAACTACTCACAGAGTATACTGAAAAGACTGGCTATCCACATTATATTCGTTATTCCCAATGGGAGAGCGACGATGAACTTTATCATACACATGACCCAGAGTTTGGTGACGAATATCCTCTCGGTGCATGTATTGGTAAGGAGCATATATTCTCTGGCAATATCCGCGCATGGCGTAAGTTGTGTGAGACATATGCTGGAGAAAATATCCTGTGCAATCTATTCTATGACCATCCAGCCTTCCATGACATTTTTGTTGCAAGAGATATGAAACTATATGGCAAAGAGCTTGGCAATGAAGATAAGATTTATACTGAGGATATGATTGAAATTGTAGATTCAATTCCTCTTGATCGTAACGAGTTTGAACATGCTTATCTACACTATCCTGTCACTCTGAGGATTGTTGGTGATAGAGGGGTGATGGACGAATATTGTCGCCACAGATCGGCGTCACCTTCGGTAGAAAGTACAAGGTATTGTGATTATAGTAAGAACGGCGTCACCTTTGTATTCCCTTATTGGTTCACTGAAATGAAGGGTTCTCCCAAGTATGCTTCTCTCGCCGGTGATTTCGGTAATCGTTGTTATGATACCGAAGTAGCTTATCAGGAATGGATTAAGAAGTGTGGCGTCCCTCAAATGGCTCGTGGTAATCTAACTCTTTGGGTAAAATCTGAAGGTGCATTTACTGCTACGGTTCAGCAATGGATTGACATTATTAAGTTGCGCGATGCGGCTGGTGCTCATCCAGAAGCTCAAAAGATCGCTAAGATGATTGAGAAGATACTGGTCAACGACGTTGGTATTGAGGATTTGTGGGGAGTAAAGGAGACAAAAGAGAATAATGACTGAATATGAAACTCATGGCTGGACTACAAGCACATTGAATCCAGATGATTATGAAGTAAAGAAGTCAGAAGTCACAGAAGAAAAACCTGTGAATATGAAAAATCCAGACATGGTGTCGCATCCGAGACATTACAACCGTGAAGGTGCTATGGAGTGTATTGATGAGATGGAGCTAATCTTTGGCCCAGAAATGACGATGCACTTTTGCCTTGGCTGTGTGTTTAAGTACCGCTATCGTGCAGGACTCAAGAATAATGGTTACGAAGATCTTGAAAAGTCTGATTGGTATATGAACAAATACAAGGAACTAAAGGAGAAAGTTGAAGCAAGTAAAACAATTACTACTCAACCTATCAATCCTTGGACTATTACTCCGATGGTAACGCCAACTACAACTCCTAATTGGTGGGAAAACCCCAACTATACTATTACTTGTAATACAAATACTACAGTTGCAAGCAAGTAGCACGGAGGACATATGAACGACAATAAAAATGTACATTATGGAGTAGGTTTTCTCGACCTACTCCTCATTCTATTCATTGGTCTAAAACTCGGCAAAGTAATTACTTGGTCGTGGGTTTGGGTGCTGTGTCCATTCTGGATTCAACTTGTGATTCTTGGGATAGCTTTTATTATTATATGGATGGCAAGTCGATGAACGAGATACTATTAGCCATTGATCCGGGCGATGAATATAGTGCTTTTGTATTTATGGACACAGAGACATATAAGCCTTTATACTTTGCAAAAGAGAAAAATGAAGATGCTATTGCTCATATGGTAGAGTATATCAAGGGCAATGGTACTTCTACTGTGAATGTGAAGAATGTCGCTTGCGAGATGATTGCTTCGTATGGTATGGGGGTAGGCGCTCATGTCTTTTGGACGTGCGTAATAATTGGCAAGTTTACTACTCTGCTTGAGCAAGCTGGATGTAAAGTAAACTACATCTATAGAATTGACGAAAGAATGAATCTTTGCAAGACCACAAAGGCTAAAGATAGCAATATAAGAATTGCCCTCATAGATAGATTTGCACAGTTTGACAAAAAGTCTGGCAAGGGAACTAAAAAAAATCCAGACTGGTTTTATGGTTTTAGTTCTGACTGCTGGCAAGCCTATGCTGTCGGGACAACATGGATTGATATTCAAAAAGGCAAGTATGAAGTAACTGATTAAGATTATGTAATTTGATAAGGACATTAATGTCCTTATCACTTTACTTTTAATTTACACATTGAAAGGACAAGGATTTATAATGATTGTAATTAAGCGTGACGGACGCAAAGTTAATTTTATCCCAGACAAGGTTCGTTCTGCTATTGCGAAAGCCTTTCATGAGGTTGATGGAACATTTGATAAAATTCCAGAAGGCTTTTGTGATTCTATTATCTCTTCAATAGAGTCTCACAACAAAGATATATCTGTAGAAGAGATTCAAGATATTATTGAAAAGAAGCTTATGACAAGCAAACGTAAAGATGTTGCCAAGGCTTTTATTATTTATCGCAACGATAGAAATCGTATCCGTCAGCGAAATAGCGAACTAATGAAGCGTGTTCGCACTAAGCTGAACGCAGAGAATGTTGAAAATCAGAATGCGAATGTAGACGAACGTTCATTCGGTGGTCGTATTGGTGCAGTAAGCAGCGAAGTCATGAAGCAATACGCACTTGACGAGTGTATGTCTGAGATGGCAAAGAACAACCATCTGAATAATGAAATTTATATTCATGATCTTGACCACTATGCAGTTGGGGATCATAATTGCTTATCTATTCCGTTTGATGATTTGCTTGCCAATGGCTTTAATACTCGTCAAACAGATGTGCGTCCAGCGCAGTCTGTAAGTACGGCATTTCAGCTTGTAGCGGTTATCTTCCAGCTTCAGAGTCTACAGCAATTTGGTGGCGTAAGCGCTACTCATATTGACTGGACAATGGTTCCATATGTTCGGAAGAGTTTTAGCAAGCATATGAAAGACGCTTTACGTTTCATTGAAGGTATTGAAGACGTTGAGTATATTAATTCTGTACCAAGTGAACTGCGCTTTGATGATGAAGAAGCTAATACTCACAAGCACTCATACGAGTATGCTATGGCGATGACTCAAAAGGAGATTTATCAGGCCGTTGAGGGGATGTATCATAATTTGAATACACTCCAAAGTCGTTCTGGTAATCAGTTGCCGTTTACCTCTATTAATTATGGTACATGTACTCTTCCCGAAGGTCGTATGATTACCAAGGCTCTACTTGATGTCTCTATCAAAGGTATTGGCAAACTCCATAAAACATCTATTTTCCCATGTGGTATTTTCCAATGCATGAAGGGCATTAATCGTAAACCCGGAGAGCCTAACTATGATTTGTTCCAGCTTGCACTAAAGTCTACTTCTCTACGGCTCTATCCTAATTATGCCAACGTAGACTGGTCAAACAATGCTGGTTATGATGTAAATGATCCTACTACATATTTTAGTACAATGGGTCAGCGTAAACTACAGCCCATTTAAAACCTTTTGAACTCTGCCCAGAGGTGTCCACATATTAGTGGGCTAACGGATAGGACTCTTTGAGTTGAGTCCGTGCCAAGTATTCTGTAACTGTAATAAAAATATAAAAACGAAAGGAGGGATTCGATGTATATATATAAAATAACAAATACTATAAATGGAAAAATTTATATCGGACAAACTATCAGGTCTGTAGAACAAAGATTTAATAGGCATATTAATGATGCCATTAATTGTAATATTGATACACATTTTGCAAGAGCCATACGCAAATATGGGCTAGATGTATTTTTTATTGAAATTATAGACACTGCTCAAAGTGAATGTGAGTTGACTCAAAAAGAGCAATATTGGATCAGGTATTATAATTCTACAAATCCAGGCATTGGGTATAACGAGACAGACGCAATCTATAAATGTGGTGGCAATACGTATAAGTCGAAGACTCAAGATGAAATGAATTTAATATCTGATAAAATTCGACAAACAAAATATGGTGCGTCAAATCCAATGGCATCTCCAGTAAAATGTAAAAACGTAATTACAGGGCAAATATTACATTTTGAAACTGTGAAAGATTGCCAGCTATATTTCCAAGAAAAGACGCATAGATTTATTACAAACCGTGTAATTGGCAATGCAAAAATTCTATATAAGAATGAGTGGCAAATTGCATATGAGTGCGATGATTTCTACGAGCTTCATCAAATTGGTTATAAAACTGGTATAAAAATACTTGCTCAAAGAATCAATTCAGAAGAAGCAATAGAATTTCAGTCTCTAAGAGCTTTAGAAAGCCAGCTACATATTAATAGGCGTCGTGTCTCAAACTACATAAAACAAGGTAGTACAAACTTTCAAATCGACAATTTTATAATTACAGTTATAGAATAAAGGTGTATCGACTATCCCTGATGAGTGTAAGGGAGTAGGCTTAGAGATGGGTACTAAGCCGAAGCGGAAGGCTATCTTTTTTAGATAGATGATATAGTCAGTGCCGTTGGCGACAACGGATAAGAACGTGTAGAACAGCAAATGGGGCAGATATTAATGCAGATCCGGGTGTAAATCCGCAACGTAAGGATGGGCGTGGTAATATTTGTCCTGTAACTATTATTATGCCAACAATTGCAATGCAAGCCACAAGTTACGCAGAGAGAGTTCATAGCAGAGTAGCGGATGGCCCAATAGAAAACGAAGAAGAATACTGGTACGATATGTACTCTGGCGCATTTCTTGAACTATTAGATAAAAAAATACACGAAGCCAAAAACATGCTCATCGAGCGTTATCAATATATCTGTTCTCAATCTCCAGAATCTGCAAAGTTCATGTATGAAAACAATGTCATGATGGGTTTTGATGGCAAGACCGTCGAATCTGCAATGAAGCATGGCACTCTTGTAATTGGTCAGCTTGGTCTTGCCGAAACTCTTCAGATTCTTGTTGGTTGCGATCATCGAGACGAGAAGGGTATGGCTCTGGCAAAGCGAATTGAGCAATTATTCAAGGATCGCTGTGCTGAATTTAAAAAAGAATATCATCTCAACTTTGGTGTGTATTACACTCCTGCCGAGAACTTATGCTTTACAGCCATGACAAAGTTTAAAGAAAAGTATGGTGAGATTCCAAACGTCTCTGACCGCAAGTTCTTTACAAATTCTATCCATGTACCAGTATGGGCAAAGGTCAATCCGTTTGAGAAGATCGACATTGAATCTCAGTTGACTGGTTATTCTAATGCTGGCTGCATTACTTATGTTGAACTTGATTCCAGTGCAAAGCATAATGTAGAGGCTCTTGAGCAACTTGTGAATTATGCAATGGATAAGGACATTCCTTACTTTGCCATCAACGTGCCGAATGATACCTGTATGGAGTGTGGGTATACTGATGAGATTGGAGAGACTTGCCCGATGTGTGGAGGCAAAAACATTCAACGGCTGCGTCGCGTGACAGGCTATCTCACAGGCAATTACACTACTGCGTTTAACGAAGGCAAACAACAAGAGGTAG